TTGAGTAGTGTTTGATATGTAGAAGCTCTTAGCCTTTTTAACTCTTCTCTGCCTATAAACCATTTAGTTTTTGGATAGCGTAAACAGTTTACTAATAACCATTCACAGCCTAACCATGATTTACCACCACCAGCAGCACCACCGTAGAGAGTTTCTTTAGTGGTATTATCATTTAGTTTATTGTATGCTTCATGCTGTTTTTTGGATGGATTAATATCAATCTCCATTAGGTAAATTATAGTTTATTTTTATTTCTCCAGTATGAGTATTATCGTTTTTGTTTTCATTTATATTTTTAAGATTCCATTCAGAAAATTTACGCTCTATAATCCAAGCCCATCTTTGCCATGCTCTATCATCATTAGAGAACTTTTTAAATAGGTTTTCTTTTTGATTCCTTAATGCTTTTTTTATAAGACGACAAAACTCTGCACCTATTTCACCATTTTCATCAAAATTATTGGCCTTCCATCTTTCAAATGTTCTCTGACTAATCCTATCTTTTTTATCTAGGTTTTCATTAATCTCATCTACCAATTCTTCATCAGTTAACAGCATTAACCCATCTCTAAAAAGTACATCTTTAGCAACTTCAATAAATCTATCTATTTTACTCGGTCTTGCCATCTATCTGTTATATCATAATCTGGATTCTTTAACCACAAACTATCATTTATTTTTGATTCTACTTTTATTGATTTTAGGAAGTACCTAGTTATACCATCATTAGGTATTTTCTTTGCCATTATAAAAACACCAATATTATCTAGCACTTTATATTCATTTTCTTTATAAGAAAAAACATCTTTAATTTTTAAAGTTCCTATATCAACCATTTTACCTAATATAATAAAATTTAATTATTTTTCAATTTCTTTAACTATTAGTACTAATTCGTTTAGTAGTTTAATTTGTGCTTCTTCATAACTTTTACAGTATGATGACTCTGATTGTGTATAAATTGGTTTATGGAAAGTGCCTCTAGCATATATTTTATAGCTGTATTCTTTACCTGTTTTTTCAATCCATGATGTATAACCCCATCTAACCCTAAACCAATCAAACACCTTGCAGTATGTTATATTATCATCGTATCCTAATTGCCTAACTAGGGATAGTTCTTTAGAGGTTATTACATCACTCATGATTTAATTTAATTAAAAGAATATACCGCTGCTAACACTATACTACTTAAATTGTTTTTTTGTTCAAATACTTGCTCACTAGCTTTATCTAATCTGTATTCTAATTTTAGATTTAGATTTTCAATAGTATAATCTAAAGTAGTTGTAAAGTTTATAACATTTGCATCTGGGCCAATAGCACCTACTCCATCATTAACCTCTGCAAAGTACTCACCTCTTAACCCAGCAGTTAATTTACCTAAATCATACTGAGGATATAAAGCAACTCCATAAAAACCATCTTTATCAGTTTTGTTGTAAGTAGAATTTACTCCCAAATAAAACTTTTTACTTAGGTCATAACCTGCTGTTAAATCTATTTGAAAAGTAGGCTCTAAGCTTGCATCCTGTTTTCCATACAAAGCATTTAAGTAAGTACCTTTATAACCTAGTTGAACTCCTAAAGTATTAAAGTTTGTAGGGTTAAAATCAGTAGCATCAGTAGCATTTAAAACCGCTAACATACCTGTAAGGTTTTCAGATAGATTAAAATCAGCTTTCAATCCTGAATGCGAGAATGGCCCATAACTAAACATGTAAGAAGTTGAGTAGTTAAAATTACCACTAGGGCTTATAACCTCATAACCTAAAAAGGTATTAAAATTACCCATTGTGAAAGTAAGGTTATCACTTGCATCCCAGTAAGCGTATAATTGATTGATGATATTAGAACTTCCAGTTGATAAAAACACTGCATCTTCTCCTCTAGGCCCGAATACTAAATCAGCAACAAAACCTGTATTCTTAGTATCATAAGAACTGATAAGATTAAACATTCCTAAACTAAACCCGTTACCATTTGCAAATGATGTAGCTGGAGCTATTTCTGTATTTGATGTGCTTATGTTTCTACGATAATAAATATCAGCACTTCCTTCTAACGAAAGATTTGATTTTAAGCTGTCTTGAGCTGTAATAATTAAAGCACTTAGTGCTAATAAAATTGTAAATATATTTTTCATTTTTTTTGAAATTAAAAGAGGGGCTTTTAACCCCTCTATATTATTAATGTTGATTTAATCGGAAATCTGGATAGGCACTCATTCCATGCTCTGCATTATCTAAGCCCTCAACCTCTTCTCTTTTTGATACTCTTAGCCCTATTGTTTTTTTAATTGTAAATAGAATTAAGAAAGCACTAATTAAACAAAAGGCTCCAATGATACCTACTCCGGTTAATTGAGTAAGAAATTGACTACCTCCAGCCATACTACCAAAGATACCTACTGCTAATGTACCCCATATACCACATCCTAAGTGAACTGCTATGGCTCCTACTGGGTCATCTAGTTTTAGCTTATCTAATAAAGCAACACTGAACACTACCACAATACCACCAATTAAACCTACTAATACAGATTCGTTTGGACTCATTAAATCTGCTCCAGCTGTAATAGCTACAAGCCCTCCCAAGATACCATTTAAAAACATTGTTAAATCAAATGTTTTGTCTTTAATAAAAGAAGTAACAGCAGCACCAATACCACCAGCCGCAGCAGCTAAACAAGTAGTAACTAAGGTTAGCGATGTTAACGCAGGGTCTGCACTAAGTACTGAACCACCATTAAAACCAAACCAACCTAACCAAAGTATTAATACTCCAGCAGTAGCAAAAGGTATGTTATGCCCTAATATGGGTATAGATTTACCGTTTTTGAATTTACCAACTCTAGCACCTAACAACCAAACAGCAACTAAAGCTGCCCATCCACCAACTGAATGAACCAATGTAGAACCAGCGAAATCATAAAAACCTAAGTTATCTAAAAAACCACCTCCCCATTTCCATGAGCCTACTATTGGATAAACTAATCCAACGTAGATTAAACTGAAAATCATAAAGCTACTAAGCTTAATCCTTTCAGCTACTGCTCCTGATACAATAGTTGCAGCGGTTGCAGCGAACATACCCTGAAAAAGAAAATCAGTCCACCATGTATAACCTCCTGAAGCATATTCAGCAGTCATTCCATTTAGAGGTGCATCTATTCCAAATCCAGCGAATTTAAGAATACCTAAATCACCATCTTCAAAGCCCGGATACATAAGACTGAAACCTCCTATGTAATAAACTAATAAGCCCATACAAATAATGAATATGTTTTTAAACAAAATATTAATTGTATTCTTTTGTCTGGTTAATCCAATCTCTAAGAAAGAAAAACCTAAATGCATGAAAAACACTAAACCAGTGCATACCATCATCCATACATTATTTACTGTTAACATTTCCATCTCTCTTTTAGTTTAATGTTTGATTTCCACGTTCTCCAGTTCTAATCCTGTAAGCTTCTTCAATATTGGAAACAAAAATTTTTCCATCTCCTATATTACCTGTTTTACCAGATTCAAGAATAGCTTTTATTGTTCTATCTAAAAACTCATCAGATACAACAATACTTAAGTACCTCCTTTGTATATCAGAAGTACTATATTCAATTCCTCGATAGCGTCTATCGAGTTTCTCATTACCAACTCCTGTACAATCCCAGTAACTAAAAAAAGTTACCTTAACTGCCAATAGAGCTGATTTCACATCATCAAATTGAGATTTCCTGATGATGGCATCCACTTTTTTCATAGCGATTTATTTAAGTTAAAAATTGATTACAAATATAATTATTTTCCCTGTTTTGCTCTGTACTCGTTTATTCTAATCTTGTTTTTTAATTCCTGCTCAATGTCAATATTGTAATGCTTTGCCATGTTTAGACATACCAGAATAACATCAGCTAACTCTTCAGGTAAATTACTCCATTCTTTAGATATTAAAGCCTCTTTGTTTAACTCTTCTACCTCTTCATCAAGTTTATCTAAAAACTCAAAAAGCGTAGTAGTAGGAGTTATAAAACCCCTATCTACTATGCTCTGGTAATTGGTACTTATTATATCTTGCATTTTATACATTTAATCCACATTGCTCAATACATTTATTACACTTACCTATAAATGTTTTTTTATTGTATTTACTTAAAAGAGTTTTAGACTGCATAAAAGACATTTTTTTGGCTTTTATAATTTTATTAACCAAAAATTGATTATTGCTAGAAGGTCTAAAAACGGTGTCAATTATGTTATCATTTTTTAATAATTTACGTTGAATTTCTGCTCTTTTTTTGCCTTCTGGATGCATTTCGTTAAAATCACACGTAACAACCCTCAAAATAGATTTACAATAGTTTTTAATTCGATTATATTCATTTAAACACTTTTCTATTAATTCATCACTATCTAAAGCCGAAATTGATGTATTTATAACTAAATTATATTTACTAACTTCCTTTAGCTGATTATCCGTTAAAGTATTCCAATGTCTAGTAATTATTACAATCTTTTTATTAGAAGATATATCAAATAATGATAGTTGTTTTTGCCGTTTTAATTCACTTATAATGTTAATTGTATGTTGCCAGTTTTCAGAAGGGTCACCACTACAACCAATTCTAATAAAAGGCATATCTATTTTTTCAATTTGTCTTATAATTTGTAATCTATGAGCTTCGTTTATAAAACTTCGTTCTACTGATGTACTAAAATCTATTTTATATCTGTTTGCCGTTTTAAAAGCATAACAATCACCATAACAACCTTTTTTATTTAAAGCCATACCAGACTTACAACCTTTTATAGTGTCTAAATCCCATATACCCCTCTCATTATTAGAGAGGGATATTTCATCTTTATACTTTCTCACATTCTACCAATATTAGGATACAACTCTTTTATTTTACTCATATCTCCTTTGTAAAACATATAAATTTTTTGGTCTGCTTTAGGAAACTTCCTATTATGTAGTGTTTTCTTAGCTTGACTAAATCTAGTAAACTCACTTTCTAAATAAATTATTTTATTATAGATATGTAATCCTTGCTCTTTAAAAAACAATTCATGCTCAGCCTCACAGCCATAATAAGCACCATCTTTACCCCTGCTATCACCTGTCATCACTACAAAAAAGGTATTATCATTCATTGATGCTATTGCTTTTTTATAACCATCAAAAAGCGTATCTCTAAACTCTTCATAACTACCTAAGTGATTTATTTCACCTTCTGGAGGTAATCCGTCATAATCAATATACTTTTCAACCCTATAATATGGAGGACAACTAAAAACTAAATCAAATTTTTCTTTAGGTTCATAAGTTGAGCTATCGGCTTTAATCCATCTTGTACGATAAAAATCTGAACATATTTTATTATTCGCATCTACTTGATTCTGTCTAATATCTGTTGCTAAATATTCTAAATCGTGTGAGCCTGTAATAAACCCCATTTGAACACCACCACCAAAAGGATTATAAACCCTAACACCATTTTTAGGCATACACATCCTTAAAATAATTTCACATGCAGTAGGGTCTAGTACTGATGCATTTCCATTTAATGACTTTTTATTGTTGTGTACAATTTTGCCGTTTTTTATTTCGTTTTTTGATAAAACAACATTTGAAAAACCAGCTGAACCTTGCCAACATCCCTCTCTACTTGCAAACTTAGGATTTAAAACATCATGTTTTTCACCAGCCTCTTCTATTTTATTATTCCATTCTCTTTTATTTTTTAACCATAAACCCGATGTACTTTTCCATAAATTAGTCATTGCAGTATGGGCTAGTAATTTTAACCTAACTTGTGATAATTCACCATAAACCATGTAAATAAAATCATTCTTATCTATGTTTGTTTTAAATCCTAAATCTTTAAATACTGATGGTTTTTCTAAATCATGTTTTTTAGAAACTGTCATTATCATAGGATAACCAAAAGTATTATGTTCAATAATTTTATCTACCATCATTGAATATATTTCAACATCTTTAAAACGTGGATACATTGCAGACTGTAATAGGCAAAACTCCTTAGCATCGTGGTTAATTTCAAACGTAAAAAAACCAGCAAACTCTTCATTAATTTTTAATATAATAGCTGAGTGTATTTGCATATTTTTACGGGCTGCTCGGTAAGCTATTTTATCTTCAATAGCTAACTTTGCAACATCCTCCTCATACCCAGAGCCTATTACAGAATCTAAAGTTATTAATTCAATTTTGTCATTAAATAATTTTGCTTGTTTTGTTCTTTTTAACTTTTCCATTTTTGATTGTTTTAATTATAAATAATACTGTTTTACTCGTACAAATTCACCATACCTGTTAGGTACTTCTAACCATTCATCTTTTACCTCATTACCTTCTTTTCTAAGGTCGCATATCCTTGATGCTAGGCGGTATATTCCTAGCTCTTGCCATGCTTTTAATGGGTTAATTTTGTTGCCTTGCTCAAGATAGGTGAGCAACCTTTGTTTTTGTGTCATAATTGTTTAGTTTGTTGTTTATTTTTACAATGATAATAATAAATTTTTAATATCAAAACTTTAAAGATTGATTCTCTAATTTTAATTTATAATTTTCTTCTCTAAGCTTTAAATTTTCCTGTTTTAAAAGCTGGTTTTGATTTTTTAATTTTGTAACCTCATCATCAACAGTATCAATATAAAACTCTAATTCTGCAACTGAAAATATAGCAGCTTCTGTTAATGTTGCCAATGGGTTATCAGTCATTTTTTTATCCTCAAAACTTTTGAACAATCTTCTTAACGCAATATCAGCCGTTTCTAGGGCTTGTTTTACCTCGAGGTATACATTACCCCCAAAAATATTTTTGGTGTCCTTAAACATAACGTAAATAGGCAATAAATGGATTTTAGGCTTTTCACTTAGCATAGTTTGTTGTTTAAAATGGTAAATCATCATCAATATTATCAGAATTGTAACTCATTCTGCTCATGTTTTGATGCTCTTTTGTTTTTATTAGTTCTAATTGTTCAGATGGTTTGTCATAAGTATGCTCTAATGGGTTTTCGTTATCGATTATGTAAGCACAATGATTAACCCATCTTAACTCTATTGGTTTATCTCTGGGAGTTACACAACCTCCTGTAATAGTTTCTTTAACTTTTCTAACATGAAGCTCTCCTATGTTCCATCTTTCAGTATGTTGAGTCATTCTATGGATAGTCCAAAAATCATCTGCTCTGTTTGCAAATTTTTGCCCTCCTTCTGTATCTGCTTTCTCAGGAGCTGCTAAATGTCCCTCATAAATATGGTCTTTAGGGTATCTATTTCTAGCTGCTTGAGTAACTAGGTGAGCATTAACAAAAACATTAGTATTGTTTTGTTCTCCGAAGATTCTAAGATTCGCACAAATATCATAATCCTCTTGATGCTTGTTAGTTGTTTCTACCATCAAACTGTTAAAAGGGTCTACTAACAATCCATCATGATGTTTTTTACTGGCTATGTCTAAAATATCATAAGCAGTATATCTTTTATCATTTGGTATAAACTCAAAATAATCAGATATTTCATTTAGGGTATGTTGAAAACCTTTATCATCAATAGTATAATCTTTATCTAATCTGCGTCCAGTCCAAAAGTTAAAAATTTTAAATACTTGACTTCTAACAGTATTCTCAGAAGAGTAAATAAGATGTTTTTTACCATGTAGCTTACTCATGCAAACAAAGTACCATAACAAAACATCTGTTTTACCAACATTGTCATGACCGTTCACCATGTTAAACTGGCCCTGTTTCCATTTAATATGATTATCAAAAGCTTGTACTCCTATGCCTAAACCTTGCTCTACTTTTCCTAATCGTATTTCATCTAAGCCCTGAAGCTCATGAAAAGGCTTTGTGTAATAATTTTCCATTTATTTGCTCCCTTCTATCCACGGGGCTGATGTGTTGTTATTTGTTTGTTTTGGCTTGCTAGTGCTGTTACACCAATTCCAGAACCAAGATATAATATTTCCGTATTGCTTGTTTCTAAATTCTTCAGAATCTTTTTTAATTTCTAAAAATCTTTTTAAGTGTTTTGTAAGCTCTTCTTTATTCGTTTTATAAATTATCTCATTTTGTTGATAACTTGTTTCAGAAAACCTTTTCAAAACAGAATTTATTTTTTTATTAATTATATATATATCATTATCATTAACAGTATCAGTATCAGGTTTTTTTGGGTTTTCTGGGTTTCCAAAATAACCCACTGGGTTTTCTGGGTTATTAGATAAACCCACTGGGTTTTCTGGGTTTTTCTTAGGCCTTCCACCTAGAGCACCATTGACTTTATTGCGTTCCTGTATCTTCTCATATTTCTTTAAATCTCTTTTTAATTGCCTTTTTATAGGTTCAAAAGTTGCATTTAACATCCAGTCATCAGATTCTGGATTCATGTCATTAACATACTCTAAAACGTGTTTTATTAATTTTCCAGCAAATTCATCAGGTAGTTTTGAAAAGGTATGGAGGTAGTCGCAATAGAGTATAAAACTCTTTTTATCTTTTGCCATTATTTAGTAGTTTTTTTATTTGTTCTAAATCATTAAGTAATACTTTATCATCAGCTTTTAATAAGCTGGTAATCTTCTTTTTATAAGCTCTTACTTTGCTTATATTACAACCTAAATACTTAGAAATTGTTTGTTGATTTGCTTTTAAATCTTCATGTGCTAAATAACAAAAAATATACTTAGAATAAGAATTTTGATTTAAAGAAGAGTTGAAATATACAAATAAAATTATTTTTAAAAAATCTAAATTTTGACATTGCATAACTGTTCAATCAAAAATTTATTTTCTTTATTTTTAGCAGCTACATATTCATTATAAATAGTTGTTATTTGCTCAATATCCTTATTTATATCATCAGTATTAAACTCCAACAAATCAACCACTAAACGATAACCATTTAATACCGTAGCATGGTCACGATTAACCCTTCTACCAATAAATTTAAGGCTGTTTTTTGTTAAGTTTCTTGATAAATAATAATAAGCACCTCTAGCATTTACAAAGTGCCTTTGACGGCTTTTACCAGAAAATTCATTCTCTGTAATCTGGTAATGTAATAGCACTGCATCAATTATTAATTCTATTTTTTGCTTATCGTAAAGAGTTACATTATTTCTCTTAAAGTAGCTTGTAACATCATAAAAATTAAAGCCTTTTTTAAATAATGTATAGGCTTTGTAAAGGTCATTTTCGCTGTAAATCATATCTAGTTAAAGGTTTTTTATTTGTTCAATTATATCAATCTCATTAGAAATATCTTGATATAAATTTTTGAGCTTGTTTTTTGTTTGAAAAACTAAAAGCTTAATATCTTCTTGTTTGTAATCAGCTTTTTTTAACTGATTTTCAAAATTACTAATAGCATTGGCAAATATTAGAAAATTTTTGTTAAAAGTATCTAACTCACTCATGTTAATAAATTTTTTAAAGTTTTCAAAAATTCTTGCCTATTATCTTCAGAATAATATTCATGCATTATAAATGCTACGCTTTCAGCCAGCTCTTTATAAGATAAGTTTTCATCTACTTCATCAATGACATTAACTATACCTTTAGTTAATAACATACTCTTTTTAATTTCTGTAAATTCCATGATTTATTTGTTTATTTGTTTTGATAAATATATAATAAATTTTTAATATAAAAAACAATCACAAAAAAAAAGGTAAAAAATTAATTTTACCTCGTTTAGAATAAATTATCTCCTTATGTTATTCTGGTAATATAGTAAATTTTACTCTAGGATTCTCTTTATCTAAATGCTTTTTTGCTACTATTTCAATACATTTATTATCATTCTTAATAGCTCCAGCTTTT